CGCACTGTTCGGGCTAGAGTACGACAAGTACGAAAACGAACACGCAGAAATCTATGAAACCGAAAACTCAGAGCGTAGCTTTGAAGAAGAAGTCAAATTAAGCGGCTTCGGTGCGGCTCCTGTGAAGCCCGAAGGTTCAGCGATTTCGTTCGACAACGCGCAAGAGTCTTTCACCGCTCGTTACAACCACGAAACGGTTGCAATGGGTTTCTCTATCACTGAAGAAGCAATGGAAGATAACCTGTATGACGCATTGTCTGCACGTTACACCAAAGCTCTGGCTCGCGCCATGGCTTACACGAAGCAGGTTAAAGCCGCTTCGCTTCTTAACACTGGCTTTGACACGTTCCAGTCTGGCGATGGCGTAACGTTGTTCAGCACAGCACACCCAACGGTTGCTGGCGGTAACAACTCAAACCGTCCATCAGTTGCCGCTGACTTGAACGAAACCTCGCTGGAGCAAGCTGTGATTGACATCGCCGCTTTCACCGACGAGCGTGGCCTGCTCATTGCGGCTCGTCCGCGCAAACTGATTGTGCCACCTGCACTGATGTTTGTTGCTACGCGCCTTCTGCAAACTGAGCTTCGCACTGGCACTGCCGACAACGACATCAATGCTCTTCGTAGCAACGGTTCGATTCCAGAAGGTTTCCGCGTCAATCACTACCTGACTGACACAGACGCCTTCTTCATCACAACCGATGTACCGAATGGCATGAAGCACTTTGTCCGTACGCCTATGACGACTCAAATGGATGGTGACTTCGATACTGGTAACGTTCGCTATAAAGCTCGCGAACGCTACAGCTTCGGCGTTTCCGACCCACTTGGTGTCTATGGCTCACCTGGTGCATAATAAAAAGTTCAGTTGAATTTTTTTGGGGGGTGGCATTTGCCGCCCCTCTTTTTTTGTATTAGAATACATATGTCCCTGACAGTTACATGGTGTAACTGACTTAACCCAGACAGGAGTTCAACATGGGTACTACAACTTTTTCTGGCCCTATTAAGGCTGGTACAATCAAAGACACCACTGGAAGCACGGTCGGAACGAACGTAGCTAACGTTGGTTTCGCTCTTATGGCACAAAGCGCAAACGTTGTTTTCGGTGCTGATGGCACGACCACAACCGTAGCAACCGTTCCAGCAAATAGCCAAATCTTCCAAATTGCAGTAGATGTAACGACTGCATTTAACGCCGCTACAACGAACCTGTTCGACATTGGCGACGGTACTACAGCAAACAAATATGCAGACAACTTAGCCGTTGGTGCACAGGCTCGCGTACTTGCAACATCAGACGTTTCTCAAATTGGGAACTTGATTGATGTTGGCGCAAGCGACGTTAACATCGTTGTGACATACAACCAATCTGGCACGGCGGCTACCGCTGGTGCGGCTACTGTAACGGTTCTTTACGTTCAGAACAACAATCTGTCGTAGGTGTAGTCATGGCTATGTCTGATGTATTCGCGGTTACTAAAACGGCAGACGCTACTGTGTATGCCAGCCGCGCTCGTGTGCGTCAGATTCAGGTAAAAACAGCGGCCTCTGGTAGCCCACAGGTTGTCTTGAAGGATGGAGGGTCTGGCGGTACCACACTGCTAGACGTTTCATTCGGCGTTTCAGATACATTTTCAGTCAACATCCCAGACAATGGTATTTTGTTTGAAACTGACGTTTACTTGGATTTGACAGACTGTTCAAGCGTGACAGTATTCCTGTCATAAAGGAGTTATCGAATGGCTGAGAAAAGTTCCATATCCCGTGTAGGGACTACTGAGCCATTCGAGCTTCAAGTCTCCCGTGGTCAAATATCATTCCATAAAACTGTTTTTAAGTTTGGTTACAACACCGCTGTTGGAGCCACTAAGGAAACCATCTGGGAACAGGGCGGTTTATACGCTTATCCCGCATCAGCCACAGTAATGACTATATCAAGCAGTTCAGCTAATGACACTGCCGCAGGCACGGGTGCAAGAACCGTAGAAGTTTTTGGCCTAGACGCCGATTACAACGAAATAAACGAAGTTGTTACGCTGAATGGGCAAACTGCTGTTAACACCACAAAATCTTACATACGGATAAATCGCGGCATTGTTCGCAGTGCAGGCAGTGGTGGCGCAAACGCTGGCACAATTTACGCAGGAACAGGTACGGTTACATCTGGGGTTCCAGCTAATATTTACCTGACCATAAATGGGGATGGTGATAACCAAACATTGATGGCTCTTTGGACAGTTCCCGCAGGATATACAGCCTTTCTTACAAAGATGACTTTGTCCACAGGCACATCTACTGCCACCAAAGCTCTCTTAAATGCTAGTCTTGTAGCTAGGCCATACGGAGAAGTCTTCCAGATAAAAGAAAGATTTACTCTTACAGATGGCGCACACGAACAGCTTTATACTTTTCCATTAAGTTTCACAGAAAAAACAGACTTGGAAATGAGAGGGTTTTCTTCTTCAGGCTCAGTTGACTTCAATGTGTCCGCGTCAATGGAGTTTATTTACATTCAAAACGGTTGAGGAAAATAATGTCAGTGCCGACAAAGAAAACAAAGAAAGACCCTAGACTCACAAGAGCTGGCGTGTCTGGGTATAACAGTCCAAAGCGAACCCCAAAGCACCCGAAGAAGTCTCACGTTGTTGTTGCAAAGGTTGGCGATAAAGTTAAAACAATTCGATTCGGTCAACAGGGTGTATCTGGCTCACCTAAAAAGTCTGGTGAGTCTGCTTCATACAGGAAACGTCGTGAGTCGTTTAAGGCTCGCCACGCGAAAAATATTAAAAAAGGTAAACTTTCTGCGGCCTATTGGGCCGACCGTGTCAAGTGGTGATATAATGGATAAGAATTTACAAGCCGCCATAGCAAGATTGGAAGAGCGACTATCTCACGTTCAAGATGAAGTTCGTCATGTACACGAAGAGGTGTCTGAACTAAAGGCAACAGCGAATAGGTGGAAGGGCGGGTTCTGGGCAATCATTGCTTTGGGCGGCGCTCTTGGATGGCTTGCAAATTTTTTAATGGGCGTATTGAGCAAATGACAATATCTCGCTCTAGCATGGGCAGTCAGTTAACAGGGAATAGAAGAATGGCTTTGACAGAAAAAGGCAAAAAGATACGCAATGAAATGCGTAAGAAGTACGGCTCGAAGCGTGGCGATCAAGTCTTTTACGCATCCGCTAACAAAGGAACAATTACAGGGGTTGAAGAAGGTATGAAAAAGAAGTCAGTAAAAAATATGAGCAAGGGTGGTAAGTCTCTTTTAGGTAGCCTAAGTCCAGTATATGGCATAGCAACTGGAGAGGGTTTGTTTGGAAAGATTGGTGCTGGCGGTGCACTTGGCGCTGTCGGAAAACTTATCGAGCGCTCCAGAGATGATGACGAAGAAAAAAAGGAAGGCACCCCTGGCGACGCCATGAAGGCAACAGCAATGAATGCGGCGGCTCGGCCAGCAACTATGGCGGCAACAGCCGCACCCCGCGCCATGAAGCGTGGTGGTTCTACAGGGCGCAGTCGTCCTATCGACGGCATTGCTGTTAAGGGTAAAACTAAAGGACGTATGTGCTGATGGCGCAAAAGAAGTTTGACCAAACATATACACCTAAAAAGGTTATTAAGCGTAAGGGGCGTCACAAGAAGTCGCTAAACAAGCGAGATAAACCGAAAGGCTTTTTTGGATGATCAGAAAGTGTGCGACATCGAGGAAACGGCCAGTCGCTCTAAGTAAAGGCGGCAAGCCAAAGTCTCGCGTCAATGAGGCTGGGAACTACACAAAGCCTACATTGCGTAAGAAACTATTTAATCAAATCAAGGCTGGGGACAAAGGTGGCAAACCCGGCCAATGGAGTGCGCGTAAAGCGCAGATGCTAGCCACAGCATATAAAAAAGCTGGTGGCGGTTATAAAAGTTAGGGGGTCTTATGTTAGACCCCATCTCACTAGGGCTAACTGGAATATCATTATTCCAGAAATCTGTAGAAATGCTCAAGTCTGGAATTGATACGGCTAACGATATACGCGATATAGCTGGTGCCATTGACGGTATGTTCGAGGGCGAAAAGCAAATCAATCAACAGCGTTTTGGAAACAAGTCTATCCTTGGGCAAACTAAGGATGCGGCATCATCTGTGATTGACGCCAAGCTAGCTCGTGAAGCCATGGATGAGATGCATACTCTTGTGGACAACCGTTTTGGTTTTGGCACATGGGCTGAGATCATTGCCGAGCGCAACAAGCGTATCCAAGAGGAAAAGGAAGCTATGCGAAGGGCTAAGGTAGAAAAGCTAAAGAAGCGCAAAAAGATGGTTCACAATGCCCAGATTATTGGAGTCAGCGCTGGGTCATTCCTTCTTATTATTGCAATAGTGGCTGTGTTTGCCTTGGCATATGCAAACGCATCAAGTCTTGTTGTCATGGCAAGTACGATGTAGAATATTAATATGAGTAAGGCAAAATCACAGAAAAGCCTAGACGCTTGGACAAAACAAAAATGGCGAACCAAAAGCGGTAAGCCATCCACCCAAGGGCCGAAGGCAACGGGAGAGCGGTATCTTCCTGAGAAAGCTATCAAGTCGTTAAGTGCAAGTGAGTATGCGGCAACGACTCGAAAGAAAAAGGCAGATACCAAAAAAGGAAAACAATTTTCTAAACAACCGCCAAAGGTTGCAAAGAAAGTTAGAAGGCACAGAAGGACTGCATAATGGCTGTAGTAACACCAGACCTACCAGAACTATTCGAGGAAGCATTTGAACGTGCTGGACTTGAGATGCGGTCTGGTTACGACCTAAAGACGGCTCGCCGTAGCTTAAATCTTTTGACTCTTGAGTGGCAAAATCGCGGCCTTAATCTTTGGACGATTGCCGAAGGAACATTGCCGATGGTGGCTGGGCAGGCAACATACACACTGCCAAGCGATACGATTGATCTGATTGAGCATCAGGTTCGTACAGGTAGTGGGATTAACCAGACGGATACAAACCTTGAGCGCATCAGTGTGTCAACATACGCTCAACAGTCAAACAAAAATACACAGGGGCGCCCAACACAAATTTTTGTTGAGCGGCTTGCTGATTCTACCAAAGCCACGATATGGCCAATCCCAGATTCAACGCAATCTTATACTT